GATACCGGCACTCACGACGGGCTTGGGTCCGCAACTACGGGCGGCAGCGATGAAGCCGGCACAACGTCCACCATCGCCATGATCTCTGGCGTGAGATGTGGCAGCGCCCAACCCAGGATGCCGTCGGGCTTCAACTCGCTAAGCAAGTGCCCGCCCATCATCCATCGACCGTCCTGCAACTGCTGCCCTGCGGCAACGTGCCTGGGGTCGCCATGCTCCACCTGGATGTAGTACCACAGCACTGCCACCTCATACGGATATACGAGGGCAAGGTTTTTGCACTCGTCGTAGGGCACAGGCAGGGCGATCTCTGACAGCAACATCACACATTCCTGAGCAGGGCGGTTTGGAACGCCTGCATTGCCGTGTTGTACGAAGACATCTCTGCGGCTGTGAGCCCGGTGCCGATTGAATATCCGCCCATTCGCACCGGGGCGTAAAATGTCGCTGAGCCTGTTTGCGCAAGACTCGCAAATACACCAAAGCCAGCGCCGTCGTTGGCAACTGGAGTCGCCGTTGCAGTTTGCGTCGTTCCGATTTGCGAACCGTTGCGATACAGCCGGTTGTCGTCGCTGGCAGTGCGAGAGGTTGCGATAAAACCGATTCCGGCACCGTTGGCTGACGTAACTTGTGCTCTTCCGGAAAACGATGAACCCCAACTGCCGGAAAACGTCCCAGTGACGTTGCCGGCGTTGGCCTCAATTCCGTAATAGTTAGACCCTGCAAAGCCAGACGCAAAAGACACCACAAGTCCGTACGCAGAGGCGGCGGCAAAACCAGTCATCACATACGCCGCAATATGCCCAGTGGCAATCGCCGGCAGTGCTGATGTCAGCAGGCCAGTGGTTATGTATCGCGTGCCGCCGCCTGTTAGGCCACCGCTTGCCCCCGTCTCGTTGTAGTCGCCGCTGACGAAAAGCCCGCCGGAGTTCGTATCAAGCGTGCCGCCGATCCTGTGGGATATTGATGACCCGAGATACAGCGGGACTAGAAAAGCGTTGGTGGTGCCACCGCCGCCGCAGAACAGGTTGACTCTCAGCAGTTTTGAACGGATGCCGGCAGCGTCAATGGCGCGGCAGAACGCGGACACCGCCGGGAGTGACTCACCTACTGTCCCGCCGTTTTGGACAACGCGAGCCGCCCAGTCCGCCGCCTCTGGGTGCAGTTTGTTTTTGCGCCGCACCACCGCCGGCAGCCGCGCCCGCACACCGCGCCTGGGCCAAGGTCCACGAGCCATATCACGCTCCTGCGAAAAGTTTGCGGCCCATCACACCACCGTCACCGGCGCCGATAGCGGGCCTTCGCCCACGGCGTTGATCGCACTCACGCGAATGACCGAGCCTGGGTCATAGGCATCTACGCTGCTGTTGGACCACCCGCCCTCCTGCTCGCCGGACTCCACATTGACTCCGTTTGCGTAGAGCTTGTATCCGGTCAGCGGAGATCCGCCGTCGTTGGGCGTGGTCCACGTCACAAAAAACTGGTTTGCCGACCCAGAGCCGGTGATCGTCGGCGCCCCGGGGACCGTTGGAGCGATCGTCGCAGGGCTCGACTTCGCCCCCTCTCCGATCACGTTGACCGCCGAGACCCGCACCGCCGCCCCTACGTTGTAAGTGCCCGCGCTCGTCGTCGCCGGTGCGGCGACAGTCTCCTGGAGCACGTCGCCCACGTAGACGCGGTAGGACGTGACCGGGTAGCCGCCGGTCGTCGTCGGCGCCGTCCAGGTCACCGGGCCGCCATGGGTGCCGGCCACGTTCGTCGGCGGCCCCGGGGCCACCGGCCTGCGGTCTGCGGCGCTCTTCACGACCATCGTGTGGATCCGCCGCAGGTTCTGGTTGCGGTCGGCCCACTGCCAGTGGTGCTGCGCCCCCGGCGGCACGCTCACCTCGTAGAGCACCTCGGAGTTGTATTCGCTGGTCGCGATCACGTCGCCCTTCTTCGGATCCTGGGCCAGCTCGCTCCGGTGGACGAACCAGTCCCGCGTCTCGGTTCGCATCATCTGCCCGGCGGCATCCACGCTCTCCCACCGGCCGACCACGACCGTGGCTTTCACCGTGCGGGCCGTGCCGGTGAGCGGCCGGTACTCGACCTGCACCGCGAGATGGTCGCGCCGCTGCTGCTCGAACCACGCCTCGCCGATGGCGATCATGTCCTGCATGACGAAACCCACGCGAGGCCGGCAGCCGACGGCGCGAGGCGCACAAGCGCGACCACGCGCCGCCGGCGAGACGACAGCAGATCAGGGACGATCAAGCACCCGGCCAGAGCAGGACCTGCACGATCGTGTCGGTAGCCACGCGAGCCCTCGCGAGATACCCAGCGCTCGTGCCGGTCGTGTCATGGAACACGCCGGTGGTCGAGTGCCACCGGATCAGCGAGCCCTGGGCGCCGGTCGCGCCGGCAAGGCAGGGGCCGGTCACCACGCCACGCACGAGCACCGCGCCAAGGTCGTTCGCGGCGATGGCACGATCAGCCATGGTCACCAGCGAGCCGAGCACCACGATGTCGCCCGCCGCCACGCCGGTGGTCGGCGTGTAGTCGAGCTTGTCACCGTCAGACCGAAAAGAAGCCATTGGAGAAACCCTTTCGTCAGGAGTTGTTTTTCAGTCAAAGCCCGGCCGGCTGGCTTGGGCTCCAGCCGGCCGGGCACGAATCACGTCACTGGTCAGGCAGTCGCCATCCGGTAGGCACCGCGGGCCTCGGCCTTCGCCACGCCGTAGCTGAAGTGGCCGCGGACCTGGATGCCGAGCAGGTTGAAATCCGCATCGGCCTGCTGCACCGTTGGGGTCCGCTGACCATTCAGGAAGGCCACCTCCATCGCAGGCAGCTCGGCCGGGTTGGCGACGAGCCACCAGGTCGAGGCGCTGGTCAGGTAGGCACTGGAGACCACCCGGTAGCGTCCGGCGAACACGTTCACGTTGCCGCGGGTCTCGTTCGCGCCGGTGATGAGCACCGTGGAGCCCATCAGCTCCTCGCCCGTCATCTCCAACTCCGGCGGAACCAGGATCATCGCGGGCGTGATCCCCAGCGGGTAGCCATCGGGATCGGTCAGCTTCCGGTAGGCCGCGGTCGCCGTCGCAAGCGACGTGGTCGACAGGGCGTTGCCGGCGACCGCCGACTGTGCCCGGTAGAACGTCGCGTTGTTCAGAGCGAACTCCGCCCAGAAGTCCCGGTTGAGCTTCACCGCGGCACCACGACCGAGCCGGGCCGGCACAGCCGTCAGAGCGCCGAGGTCGTCGTTCACGATGTCGACCATCGTGATGCTCGACAGCCGCCCGGTGAGCTTCGCCCGGATCGTCCTGGTCTCATCGCTGGCGTCCGCGCTCTTCAGTTCGCCGGAAGGTCCGACGTCCTCGAACTCGAACCCACCGTTCAGCCGGATGCCGGTCACCGTCTTGTAGTCACTGACCGACCGGATCGACGCGATCATGTCCCACACCGACTCCACTGCGGTGTAGCCCTGAAGCAGGAACTTCCCGTAGGTGGCCGACAGCACGTTCGAGATCGAGTGCGTCGCGAAGCTGCTCGCCAGAACTTCCTTGATGTTCGCGGAGTTGATCCGCGACGATCCGGTGTAGCCGTTGGCACGAGCGGCCTCGATCAGCACCTCGCCCAGCGAAGTGCTGCTGCGCCGCCGGTCGGCGGCCTCGACGACCTTGGGGTCGTTGGCAGCCGCGGCATCGACGACGTGGGCCGCAGGAGCCTTCGGCCGCTCGGCACGCACCTCGGCGAGCCGCTCGGCGCGGAGCTTCTGGATCACCATGTCGGCGACGCTGTTGGCGTCGATCAGGCTGGCACCGTCGCCACCCTTGGCGGCCACGATCGTCTCCTGGGTCTTGTCCGCGGCGACGTTCGCCGTGGCTTCCGTCGGCGGCGCGGCGGCCTCGACGGGCTTCTCGTTGAGCTGGTCGCTCATGGTGGAAACCTCACTCGCCTCGGCGGCGATAGCCGCGGACGTTGAACCGTCCGCACCGAACAGGACCACGCTCGTCTCCCGGAGATCGGTCGATCGAGCCACAGACACAGGACCGGCGAACTCGCGACCATTGACGGTCACTGCAGCGCCGGCTGCGATGTTTTCAATGCCGCCCGCGTCGGCGCCGATCGACGCCTGCAGCGGGACGCCGGCCTTCGCCAGAGCGATGAGCTTGTCGCCCACTTCGGTGCCGCGGATCAGTTCGCCGCGGATCGTGAGCTGGTCGCCGCTGTTGGTGATCTCGGTCGAGCGACCGATCACACTGTCGAGCAGGGCGGTCTCCTTGCCATGGGCATACAGGATCGGGATCGTCGCCTTGTTGCTGTTCATGCCGGCGAGATCGACGACGAGCGGGTTGCGGCTCCACCCCTGGCGGATCGCGGCGCCGGTGTACGCGACCATCTCGAAGGTCGCCGGTGCGGCGTCGTCCGCCGCGGTCACATGGAGATCAGCGGAGAGCGTGATGCGGTTGCTCATGCAGTTTGCTCCTGGTCGGCGTTCTCGCGCTCCCAGATCCGCTCGGCCCACGCCCGTCCGGCGTCACCGCCCCACAGGAGCCACGAGATCTCGGCGTTGCTCGGCGGATCTTCGCCGTGGTTGTCGCGATACGCGGAGTGCCGGGCGAAGAATGAAACCATCCGGGCGATCGTCTCGATCGGCAGTGACCGGCCATTAGCGATGTCGCGGGCGCGGGCGATGCCCACCGCGGTGCCGCCCCGGCCATATTTCGATCGCAGCTCAAGACCGCGCTTGGCGGCGGCCCGCGCGGCCTGCGGGGGCCGGTAGCCTTCAGCGGCTTCGATGTTGTCCGACGCGGCGACCGGCTGTTGCGGCTCGACGCCCAGTTCACGCTCCAGCGCCCGCTCGGCGGCCCGCTGACGCAGCACTACCCGCCAGTCGCGGCCGCGCTTCGCACACACTTCGGCGAGCGACGACATATTGCTCGCGACCATCGCGGCGTCGGCGTCGGCCTCCTTGAGCGGGTCGACGTGCTCGAACCCGTCCCAGGTCCACGTCCAGTTCCACGCCGAAAAAGGCGGCAGCCCGCGCGGGATGATGCCGGCGTCGACCGCTTCGTCGAACCATGCGTAGAGCAGGGGGTCAAGGAATATCCGCTCAAGGTCGTTTCGCTCGACGGCGATCCGCTTGCGATACACCAGGTAGTCACCACGCATCGAGGAGTAGTTGGCCGCGGAACTGTCCATCGCTCCAACGATGTATGGAATTCCAAGCGCGCAGCAGATCTCCGAAAGCAGGCGCCGCACGAACTGGTCGTGGGTGCTCGTCGGGTGCTCGGCCCGCATCTGGACCGGATCCCAGCCCTCCGGGGCGGAGATACCCATGCCCCGGACGATCGGCATCGTCTCCAGGGGGTCGAGCGCCGCAGCCGCCGCCTCTGGCGGCATATTTGTCTTCAGGATCACCGCGAAACTCGCGGCGGTCTCGGCCGCGGTCACCACCGCCAGCGTGTACCGGCGAAGCAGGGCGAACAGTTCGAGCGCCGGGTTGATCTCCGGGACGCCGCGATGCTGGCCCGGCCGCGTGGCGTGGAACCAGTGCATCACGTAGTCGGCGTCGACCCATTGGCCCTCGGTCGAGAGCCCCATCGCCATCGAGCCGGGGTGGTATTTGGCGACCCAATACTGCGTCACGTTGCCATCGTCGTCGAACTTGAACCCATCGACGTCACCGGCGAGCATGATGCCCAGCGGGCTGATGACCTGGTCGGCCTCGACCAGCTTCAGGTCGAGCTGCACGCCGTCGAGCCGGCGGTTGTTGGTCTTCAGCCCGAAGACTTCGCCGTCCGAGATCTTGGCGGTCTTCGCGATCCGCAGCTTGCGGGCCAGGTCGATCGCCACCGACCAGTCGTAGACCGCGGTCTCGACCGCCCGCACCGCGGCCGGGTTCACGTCGGGGCCGAGATCGAGCTGGAGCCGGGGGCCGGTGCCCACCAGGTCGTTCGCCCACGTCGATGCGATGCCGGCCGCGTAGGAGTTGTTTCGCAACTCATACCGCGCCCGGTTTCTCATCGTCTGCCGTACCGCAGGGAGGAGTCCCGCGTCAGCGGACAGATGATCCGCGTTGGCCCAGTGTTTGCGGTTCAGGTCGGTCGTCTGCGCGGAGTCGTATTTCGCGCGGACGAGCGTGGCGATCGCCGCCTGCTGGGTGGCGATCGTCGCCTGCAGCGACTTTTGCGATGAGCCGCGAAAGCGGTCAAAGAGCCCCATCATCCGGTAGCCCCAGGGAGTTGTATCTGCGCAGCCCGCAGGCATCGGAAGGGCGATGCGGCCGAGGCCCGCGCCGCGCGGGCGTTCATCACGAACGCCGCGGCCTCGACCTGCCGGTCCAGCTCATGCTGCTCGACCTCGCCGGCGTCGGTGCGGGCACGCCGCGGTTGCGCCAAGTTGTCGGCGATCGCG